CAGACGATGCTCAAGTTAACTGGGATACTACGACCATTCCTGCTGGTAAGCATATAGCCGTTAGATGTCAAGTCTATCTAAGATAAAACTATGTTATTATATTAATACAAAAAATTTTATAAGTATGTGGAGGCTAAGTGGCATCTAGAGGGCGTCCGAGGAAAGTTTTTATTGGAGATATAGAGTCTCAAGTGGCAAATAATGCTGCGGGCAGTACAGCATCTTTAGATATAATTGCACCTTCTACCGAATTTAGAGATGAACTTCCACTACTTGGGGAAACTACTTCCTCCTCAGTAGAGGCCGAAGTTTATACAACTGTAACTCTTCGTATTCCTCAAAGTTTATATGATGAATATGCTAATACAGCTTCTTTACAACTTATGGATGTAGAAGAAGTTATGCAGCATCGGTTAGCTAAGTGTAAGACCCATAATACTTTACGTGGTTTATGGTTCTCTGATTCCGAACGTTCTCAACTAGAAAAGTTACTTAAGAAGGCTCCTATTGAAACGGCTGCGGTTGCTCTTACTTCATTATCCCAGGCGGGTGGTGTAGATATGGATGGCTTTAAAGTGTCTCTTACTATTCCACAGCGTAAGATTCTGGGTATTCGCGTACGTAATGGCACCACTCCAGAACGTATATTCGAATCAATGATTCGTAGGGAATTTCAGGTCTAATGCCAATAGCTACTTTCCAGTATTGCCAAATACATAAGACTATGGAAAATTACCCGGCTTGCACACATAATTACGCAGGTATTAAACGAGATAGTAATGCGCAGTTACACCCTAAAGATCGTCCAGTAGTATTTGAAAATCCACAGACTGGAGAAGTTAGATATCCTGCACGTCAGGATAGTCCTATGATGCCGGGGTATAAAGAGCGTGGATTTGAACGTAAAGAGTTTACTTCTTACCATGAACATCAAGATTGGTGCAAGGCTCATGATGTAATTAATCATGCTGCCGAAGGAATTAAGTAATGGCTGTAGGCGCGTCTCCAATCAAATTTCCTAAGCAAGGTTCTACTATGGAGATTCTCCAGTATGGCGGACTATGCCTTGACGATGGCCAGAAGTTTCTAGAACGGCAGACGGGTTGGGATCTTATACAACCATGTATAGATCGAGTTTGTTCCATCAAAACAAAAACCATGCTTGCCGAGTTAGACCGGCCTAGCGGATTAGCTACAACCTCCTCCAATCGCATGCGTAAGATTCTTCTCGAAGGTGTAGCTCAGATGACTGACATCAAGCCCTTCTTCGAGATCAAAGCTTTCAATCAAGCGTTGGAACAGACTGCTGATAACTTCTCTAAACTCACAACTTCCTGGTATACAAGAGTATCCTGCGACCAGATTGGTCTAGCCCAGTGTCTGCGCTATTCTTGGGTAGCTGGTTGTGGATATGTGTGGCTTGAGTGGGACCCAGAGCGGGAAGAAATTATGCCCAAGGCTCCAGATCCACGAGATGTTATTCCTATTCGCCCAGATGGAGAATTCCTCAGTATTCAGAATAGTCGAGGAGTTATTATCCGTGAGGAATATACACTTTCCCACGCTAGAATTCTGTGGCCTGATAAGGCTGGGCAGTTACTTGCAGATCATGATGCTTTAGATGGTACTGCTTTAGAATCTACTAGAGCTGGACGAATACTAGCGGCTATAAATGTGAAAGCTGGTTCTCCATTGGATGATGCTTTATTTGCGTCACGCCCAAAAGCTAGTATTGGTGCTCAGCCTGCGGTATATGTTTATACCATGTACGTTATGGATCAAGAGAAGAATACTGATTCTAATAGTATCCAGATGGGAGAATTTAAAGATGATCCTACTTGGGAAAAGCCAGAAGGAATCATTGGACTATTTTCTAAGGCGCCACAAGTCCCTGCTAATAACTGGTCTTATACAGTTAAGCCCGGAGATAAGAAGTATCCTAGAGGCCGACGGATTATCTTTTCCCGAACAGCGATTCTAGAGGATATACCAAATCCATACTGGTTTGCAGCAGGTGGACAGATACATTTCCCGTTAGTTAAACTTACTTTAGACCCATTTCCTGCTAAGTGGTTTGGTTTAGGGCCAATGTGGGATTTACTTCCGCTTCAGGAATCTCTAGACTGGAATCTTCGCGTTATAGATGACCATACTGCGCAAGTAGCCCAGCCGCCCATCATAACCAACTCTATGGCGATGGGCAAGAAAGCATTGGAAGCTATTAATACACGTAGAGCAGGTTTAAAGATACTTGGCAACCCTATGGGAGAACTTCCTAATATGCCTGGAGTTCCGGCCCTGGAAGCCTTCATCCCACAGCACATTGACTGGATTAAGGCTGAAATGGAAGATTTAGCCGGTCTATCTGACTTGGGAAAGAGTTTATTATCACTCAATCAGATGCCAGATAATGAGACTGTTGAGAGAATGATGGAGGCTAAAACCTTCGTTCTTCAGGGTAGATCTCGGTCCATTGAGTGCTTCATGCGAGAATTCGCTACTATCTTGATTTCTATGTTTGCCCAGTTTTATACTGTGCGGCAAAGATATCAGATTCTTGGTCCTAGTGGATCACAGCCAGAGGACTTCGATTTTGATCCAAACAACCTCATTCCAGACTTCGTACACGCAGAGGATTTCGACGGCGAAGGAAATCTTACACAAACCGCTCACGATCGTGGTCCTTTACCAGTATTCGACCGCTTCAAGGAAGTCCAGAGACAATTGGTGTTTAATATTGCTCCCGGATCGTTACTTAATGCCAGCTCCACAACCCGTAAGTTGCTCTATTTTAAGGGCTTTATGATGGGTATTATCTCTATTTGGACCTTGGCTAAGGTACTGGATATTGGCGGATATGGGGAACCTCCTGCTGGGTGTGTGACTGAGATTGATAAGTTGGCAGCTCAGAGATCTATGGGATTAGGCCCTCAACCTCAAGGTCCGGGGGCTCCGTCTTCCTTCCAGGCTATGCCACAAATGGCAAACAATGGAACTGGCCCTGGTAGTACAATGAGAACATCATAGTTATTTGATATTAATAATAGTATTATAATTATCTAATATGGTATTATTATTAGGAGTTTAAATGGCACAGAATCAAAGTATACTAGAAGGAATAGGAAAAGAACTCAAGAATAATCCTCCTAGTATTTTATCTTCAACTACGAAGAAATTCGGAATTGCCAGGGCTAAGAAACAGAAAACAGCCATTTTATTAAGTAAAGCACGTAAAGCTGGGGCTAATATCCCACACAAAGGAGTATAGATGTCATTCGGAATGGGTAAAGTTAAAGGTTCTAAAGGTGTTACTGGAAAGATGTCCATGGCGGGTGTTCGTAAGACTCCGGCTAAGACTGGCCAGTTTGTTACTCCAGCAGTGCAGGTCGCTAAAAAGAAATAAATGGCTTTAATTACTTCTCTTAAAGGTGGCGACGGTACTGACTCAGCACCCAAAGGCCCATCTAGGACTATAGATGATGGTCCTCCAGCCTCTACGACTAAGCCTAAGCCTGCTACTCCTAAAGGATCTCTCTTTCAGCAAGGCTCTAGCACACTTTCTAACCAAAATGCTGCTGGGTTAGGGCCAGAAGGCGGAGATCCACAAATAGTAGCTAATCAAGCCTTATCCCAAGTATTAACAGGAATTCGCACTCTTTCGGTAGTTTTACCCGGTATTGTGCCTATTCTTAGTGATCTTACTGGCCGTCTACAGATGATTGTCCCTCAAATGATGGCTGATATGACTAATGGTGGGTCTGGGTTGGTACCTTCCATGGGTATGCCGCCTCCCCAACCCAGTCAACCTGGAATGGGAGCCCCTCCTGGTGGGGCAGCTATGGGTGGTGGACCTCCAGGACAGCCCGGAATGCCCCCAATGCTACCTCCAGGTGCTCCTCCACAGCCTCCTCCTATGCCTCCAGTACCTATGCAATAGGGAATTAAATGCTAGTTATTTGTAAATAGTGTATTATATTAAGGTTAGAAAGGACTTTAGGTCAGCCTTTTATGGCAAAATTAAAAGAAAAGATTAAAGAACTTCAGGCAACATATGGAATTACCGAAGATGCGGCTAAAGCCGTCCTTGCACTCCATGAGGGGGATCTTCAAGATGCCTCAACTATGTTGACCGAAGAGCAGAATAAAGTTGTTAAGTGGAACCAGTGGTATACCGAAAATGCTCCTAATATTCAGGCTTCTTTGGCCGAATTAGAGCAACTTCGCACTCAAATGGACACTTTAAAA